CTCGCGTGCTACCTTACAATCTCAGATGACGATGTCATCACCCAAGATCGCATAGTCGGAAAAGGTTTTTGAAGCCTTCTCACCAAGTGCCAAAGATGCACTCAGCTTGACTACAACGTGGTGCGAGAGAGCCATTGCTGGCCAACTCGATCGTAACCCCATGGGTTGCCCCACAGAGTACGACACTCCACTGCTACCGCTTTTAGGCGGCAGTGTGAACGTCCTCCAAGTTAATATAAGATATCAACATATTGCTTGGACGCACGATAGGTTACCAACCTTTCATATGACCAACGCTTGAAATGAGGCCGGGAACCTGTCGGTACACGACGACATGTCAAACGAGTAACACATCCTGGACAAGGATGACGTTACTGCGCTGATTCTCATTCTTTGGCTATCCTGGTCAAATGTTCCATCTACTTCAGATAAAGAACGAAGTATACGGTCCAAATGATCGTGGATTGGCTTCAACACTGATTGACTAAAGATATCGCCTAGTGCCACAACCCTTGTCTTTCCTCCCTTATCAGAGAGAAAAGCCAGACGGCTGTGCTTCGGAAGCTTCACGAAGTTTCCCTGCGAACGCTGATCATTTAAGAACTGAACGCTCACTGAGTGTAACTCCTTGAATGGTTGGATTATATCCTTGAGTCTCTCTCATCATGAATCCCGCCGTAAATAAGTAGCGGTAAGGATGAAGATCGAGAATTTAAGAACTTTTTCCTGACCAATTGCGAATGCATCGCTCATAAGGCTATCTCAAGCCAGGCCGTTAGGCCCTTTACTTCCTGATAAACACCAATGGATTTTATCCCATTGAACTTTAAAAGGACGTGACTTGAAATAGCTGCAGACCTTCTTGAACCTTCTCCAATTGAGGATAAGGAACGAGAGGTACGAGCCCTTTCTTTGATGACCTTCGGTAATGCTGGAGGTATCATAGACAACTGGCAGAGTCACTAAACGGTGAATCTGCAGGACGCTAAGAGCCAAAATAAAATGGCCCTTGGACATCCTAGATAAAGGTAGGAGAAATTCAAAACCAACCGGGATATTACTACCCTGGCGAGTCTTGAA